ATAAACAGTCTTGTTCTGGTATAAACAAACTGCGTATCATTGGACCTATTTCGCCATGCCTTGCTGGTATTTGTTGAAGATTAGGGTTGCTATAGCTAAATCTACCAGTAACCGTGCCTCCCCCATCATTACGTAAAGGGTGCAGCTCAGCATGTATACGTCCGTTTATTTGGTGTTTAAGTATAGTATCTACAAATGTGCTACGTGCTTTTTGATATTCTCTAGCTTGTACAATCATTTGTGGGACTTCGTGAGGGTGATTACTTAAGAACCCTTTAGTAAAACTAGGAGCACCAGTCTTTTCTGTTTTACTGTAAGGTAGGTCTAACGCATCAAAAGCCTTAGATACACTTTCAGCCGCCCATATCTCTACTTCTACCCCTGTTTGTCTTTTTATCAACCCTAACAGTTGTTGTTCTTTTTGTAGCAACTCTTTCTTTATACGCTCACATTTATCTAAATCAACCCTGACACCACGCTCGCGCATTGGTATAATTGTTTTAAGAACATTGATTTCAAGTTCAAAGATATCTTTAATATCTTCTTTTATTATTAGTGTTTTAAAATGCTGCCAGAGTTTCAATGTTAACGCAGCATCTTGTTCAGCATATTTTCCCACATGATGAGCAGGAAGTTTATACATCTCACTTTTAGCATTTACGCCAAAAGCCTCGGCTGCTTCCCTTAACTCAACTTCACTTTTACGCTCTTGCAGGTAATCTCTACCAATAGCATTTAAAGCATAACTGAATCTGTTTTCATCTAACAGTGGCGCAACGACCATTGTGTCAATGATTTTTCCTTGTACACGCACACCTTCTGCGAGCATCCAGCCGACATCGTAAGGAGCATTATGAAAAACGTAAGTCCTATCAATTTTACAAACATCTGCTAACCATCCTAAAGTTCTTTTTACATCAAAGTTAGGACCAATCTCGTGCCTGATGGGGAAGTACCATTGGTCACCTTCTGTTGCCACAGCTATCCCAATAATGTGACCATCTTTTCTAGGCCAGCCACTTCCCATCGTCGTAAGGTTAGGATCGCGTGTTTCTAAATCAATAGCAACTTCTTTAGCACTAGAAATATCGGGGTAGCCATCAGGCATAACCCACTCAGTCGGTGGTTGAAATAATGGGTATTGCATTACCTTTTACTTTCATCGGCCTTTTGCACTTACTGCATATCGGCCATCTATTTTTAAGATTACGGAAAGTAACAATCTTCGTTTCTCTTCCGCACTCGCACTCGGCTAATACTTCTTTATCTAAATTACTTTTGTTTTCTGACATTGCCGCGTAAAATCATCTCCGCTTCTACAAGAAATAAATACCTACGCAGATCACGTATATCATCTATTATACCTTCCTGCCTGTTATCTTCTTGTATAGCTTTAAACACATCATAATTATGTTCTGTGACTTGTTTTTCAAGCCTATCCCATTTACGAGCTAACATCATAAAAGCACCAACACCACCGCGCTGCTTCCAACTATCACCATAAGATTGTTCAGCTTCTTCCAACTTAACATGGTCTAAAACACTGAGCTTACCAACCTGTTTAATAACAGAGCTTACTTCTTCTTCTTTTAATTTACGCTTCATGTAATCCTCATATCTTTCCCTATTCACTTAATTCTCCTTTGCAACCAATCCACACAGGCTCTACGCCATGCACGATCTTCTATTGCATTGGCACAATGAAAAGCATTATCGTAACTTTTATTTTTCCAGAATCTCCATGACTTACGCATATTTCCACAAGTAGATCCTAAATAACTATTATTGTAAGTCACTCTTGCTTCATCTAAAAACCATTTTTGTAGCTCTTGGTCAAATGTATCAGGATCATCAATTAAAGCTGGTGGGTTATAACTCAACCCATCATCACCTAATGTAAGGTAAGGTTCATAATCTGCTTGCATACCTTCTAACTTTTCTAAGACATCTGTATATGCATGAAGATTATTACTAAATTGATAATATGTGCCTACAACATATCCAAGCATCCCAGCCATATACTCTAACAGCACAGACATGTGAACAGCATTAGCACCATACGCACCCCAGATCATATCATTACTGCGGTTAGTTACAGTCATATTTAGTTCACCCTTACGCTCCCAAAAATATATCTGGGTATTACAGGGGTAATCTTTCCCATCATTAGTTTCAACTAAATCTTGGTGAGGATCCCATATTCCTAAAACAGCTCTACGGTCGTTATGGTAAGTGCCTAATCTAAACAGAATAATCTTTAACTGATCTTTACCAAACCATTCCCTCCATCTGTAACCATAAGCACCGTGGAAAGTTTTACCATCATCACTATATGTATTCATGCGACCGTTAAAACCTAAAATCCAAGGCACATCATTTCGTCCTGCTAACATCCATAAACTTTCCATTAAATGGAAATAAGGGTTAGCATCACGTTCTGGGTAAAACAAAACTCGTTCCCTGCTATGGGTATAAGTTGTTATAACAGGGGTAGGGAACTCAAGTGCTAAACCATTTCGGGTGTTTACTTCCTTACCTGACGAAAATAAGGCTTGTTGACCTAAAAACAGAGCTTCGCTTACTCCTCTTGCATAAATTGACTGCATACAACGCCTCCTCGACGTGGTTAAAGGTTAGGGGTAGTAGGTGTGTGGCCTAAACAATACTAAACCACTCGAGCAGTGTCTGAAGAGCTAATACCGAAGAACTCTAGGTTTTTATGGCATTTTTGCATGGCTTTAGCATCTGGAGTGCCGATAAGCAGTTCTTGCGTATTATTTACCAGATCAACATAGCTTTGAGCTACATTACGCATGTCAAACAACTCTAGTAATTTTAGATTGTTTTCTTTTATACGAAGCCATTGATCTTTATCATGTATGGCATTATCTATAATGTCAGCAAACTTAAACGGTTCACACTCTGCTGGGATTTGTATATAGTTTTGTCCTGCTTTAAATATTTCACTATCCCGCATACCCCAATCAGTAGCCACAGGCACAGCACCACAGAGTATTGCTTCTACTGTTGTCCTATTAAAATGTGCGCCAAAATTAGAATACTTTTTACTGTAGCTCGGGTCAATCTGTAGCTTTACCTGTTTTAGTATTTCAAACACTTTATCATTTGGCACAGTTCCTAAATGCTCCATACCATAACGCTTGGCTCTATCCCAAATGCGTTCGCCTAGCTCGTCAAAATATTTAGGCTTACATTTATCACGGCTTGTCATGTATCTGTATTCTATACCTTCACCACCGATTAGCTTTTGTTCTTTGTGGGTCATGTATCTAATCGCGCGGACTAAAGTATCTACACGTTTCCATGCTTTAAAAACTTGCACCGCTGCAAAACCATCACGTTTTTCAAAGTCAGTCCAACCATCTGCCATACCAACATCAAACGGATTTACTATCAGCTTGCGGGGTATGGGTAACATACTACCAGAAATCATAGCTGACTCATGTACACATACAGCAGAATGGAACATCTCGCGTACATGGATTAGGTGTGGGTATAACTCAGGCAAATTGCCATCATGTATGATAGCTATGTTTTTAGTACCGTGGTCATACAAATCTAACCAATCGGTAATACCTTTATTTTCCTTACTCATGGTGGGTACAGGGATATGCCATAAAACAGCATCATACTTGCTACACTTCTGTTTAAACAAATCCCTTTGGTATTTAGAAAGATAAGGGATCTTAGGTAAACCAGCCCACCCCCTAGCTTGATGGTGTAGATATCCTGTGCCAACCTTACGATATTGGTCAAAGTTTTTTGGTGGGGGACTTTTAGCGGCTACTTTATGTTTAGGCACGAGCATAGTAAAATCAACTTCATGGCCTAACTCTTTTAAACCTTTAGCAAGATACTCAGCATGGTTAATGATTCCACCGTAATCTTGTATTTGAAACATTGTCATTAGAAACTTCATTCTACAGCTCCTTTTGGTGTATCTGTTAATAAAGTAGGGCGATAAACACTTCTTGGTCTACCTTGCCCTAACCTTACACGCTCATATTTATCCCACTCACATAAGCTATGCTCAATAGTACGCATATCTATTTGTTTAAGTGGGATATGTCCTAAAACATGATAGGGTGCATGTTTTAATAATCTAACCATATTCTCATTAGCTGTAGGCTGGGTCATACCCTTTTTTAAATCTCTTCCGAGGATACGGTTAATTCCTCGTATAGCTCCCGGACCTGCGTTAGCCCAAGTAAAACGGTCTTTTGCCTTGTCCAGTACAGGTGTGTAGTTGAGGTCGGTAACCACCTCGTATGACATAAAACCTCCTCCTCCCCACCCTTTATACGCACCCATCGCTTCATGTAACGCTTGGAGCGACTGCGTTTTTTGGGCAATCTTCGCCAGCGTTTCTTTATTTTCCCAGATTGGCGTAAGGAAGTGGTCAACTACTACCTCAGATTTTGGTGCTTTGAGTCCTTGGTTAGTGATTATATATGCACCAGTAAATGTTCTTTTACCAAGAGAAAGTCTTGACTCAATAAGGTGTTTGGTTTTTTGTGGGTTAAAATCTTCCACCCACCCATGTTCTTCAGCAAACTCACTTGTGCCAACCATACGAAACATACAACAGTTAAATATCATCTCACCATGTGGGCGGTTATCATTTGGCTTTGTCCATTTATCACGCATCCATACAGTTACCCTATCGTTTTCACGGAAAGGGTTTGTAAACTTATATTCTTGCAGGATAGAATCATTAGTCCAAGGTGGTGGCGCACCCAATAATCTGCGTTGATATATTGAGTGCCGCTCATTTATCCAGCCGAAGTAACTTTCTACAGCTTCGGGTAACATAGCTATTCCTCTTGCCAGTCTAGTTTTATAACACCTGCGTCGCATGCTATCTTAATATCCACCCCAGATCCTGGAGCAGGAGTAAGTGCGCGAAGTTTAGCTATTGCTTCACCAACTGTAGCACTTTCCATAATAACTTTCATATTACGAAAACGATTAGTGCCTTCACGCACAGTAGGTGTATCTTTTAACAGAATGATACGAGCATCATTCCTAAAACGAGTGCGAGGTTTTTTAGTTTCTTTTACCTCTGCTTCATGCTTCTGTGCTTTATTATTAAATTGATCTACATGAACAGTAGACATATCAGACTCCTTTTCGGGTTTCCATAATTTAGCTTTCTTTACCACTACTGAGTGGACATAGTCAGCCGCTTGTTGGAGAGAAACAAATTTAACTTCTTCCGTGCCAGTAAACGCAATACACAAACAGGTAGCTATCTCAATTAGCTCTTCTAAAGAGCAGAAATCAATTAGCTGCCTATGCGAATCGCCATTGTAAATAATACTATATTCATTTACAGCTTCACACGGCTTCATAGATTCTAGCGTAGGAAACTTATAAACAATGTAGGCTGGACCAGAACTTCCTGGAAAACCTTCACATATTGCATAGAACATTTACATCTCCCTTTCTATGGAAAATAGCATGGTTCATTTTACTTAACGAACCATGCTACGACAAGAACTACTTTGTCAATTTATGCAGCTTCGGCATACTCCAAAGCCTTAGTCAGTGCTTTACGTTTAGTATTAGCACCAGAGCCAAACCAAGCTGAATGCAAAGCATTACCCTCAGCCTGTGAACGCTTTTGGTGATCTACAACATAAGTTACTGCATTGAGCGCACCCCACCAAGTACCCTTGGCAGACTTCATACTCGCACCAGGACTCGTGTGTAATGCTTCTTCAACAAGTTCAGCAGTACGTTTGAACTCATCACGCAGAGGTGGTAGGTCATCTTTTATAGAAGCCTTGGCTCGCTCAATTAGTAAGTGGGGTTGGAACAACTCTGCAATAAAGTTATCAACATCAAACTCTTTTGCACGTTTATTTGCCAAGAACTCAGACTGCTCTTTGAACTTGGTCATTTGTTGACCACTAATACCCAAAGCCTCTTCAGCGGCTTTCTGTATTTCTTCATCGAACATCTGCAAATGTAATACACGGAAGCGGTTGCCCTCCATACTCATAGCCTGTGTAAGAGTATTGTTACACACAACACGAATAGGTGTGAACATAATAGTCATCGCTTTACCTACTTGGTGGCTATTATTCAAAAGCAAGTAACCCTTAACTTCATCATCACCACTAAGGCTGAACTTATCAGTTAACTTTGCTAACCCCCATATATCTTTACCTTCTTTCAAACTGCCAGCAGTTTCCATAGTCATATGCCCTGCATCGGTAAACTTTTTAAAGAAGTCCATAACTTCAGCATTTTGAAAAGGTACATATCCCTCGCCACAATGCGAAAGCACTTTGTTATCGCTATCCCGCACAAGAAAGTGGCTATCTGGTGCGCGGATAAAACCAGCCTCACCAGTTGGGTCGATAATATTCCAACAGTTGGGTTTGTCAACTGTATAAGCAGGACGCTTACTAACTGTCCAATCAATACCAGCCGCAACCAGCATTTCTTGGGGTGACATATTACCATCAACAGCGGTTCCTAAACCGTGCCAAGGGACTTGTCCTGCATACGCCATAGTCTCAACTAAATGTGCCATTATAAATTACTCCTTTCTAGAGTATTATTGTGTTGGATATTCTATTGAAGGTAAGGCTTCATATGCCTTAAAAGGCATATCTAACCAAACCCTTGTTGTTGGGTCAAGCATAAGTTGAACCCGCATTTCCACATCGTTATGTGGCATACTAAAAACGATGGGGAATAAAGTGTCATCTTCAGTATCAACAATGCTTTCGTTACGCAAAGAACGGTTGCGCTCAGATATTATAGCTTCATTGTTTGCATCAAGTAGAGACGCTTTATTAAAATACTTCACTTGCATGGCAGCTCCTTTCTGTTTGTTACCAGCAACCTAACAATGCACTAAGCCATAACAAATGATAACTCTTTTGTTTTCAGCTGGGAAGAGCGTATCCTTGACTAAACATCGGGTGAATCAAATGTAGGTTATCTGTAGCTCTTGTTAAACCTACATAAAATACCCTAGCTTCATCTTCTACGTGGTTATTTATTTTCCTCCACATACTGTAGGGTCTACGCATAGTATCAGTCAACAGCATAACATTCGTAGCTTGAGCTCCTTTGGAGGAGTGAATAGTAGATATTCGTAAACGTGGCGTATCAGTTAGGCTTTCACCTTTACGTAAACAGGCTTTTATATATGTGCGATCACGTTCATTTATTTTACCTAGCCCCACATCCCAAGGCTGACTGTGCATTAAACCATGATCCCTTTGTAATTCTTCAAGGCTATAAAAACTAGAATCATCACCATCAGGCATAGTCTTATAACCATAAGCCACCTGAGTATTCAAAAGCATGTGTTTGTAAACAAGTTTGACCTGTTCTGCATTTAAACGATTACCTTCGCGTAAATGTTCCCAATAGCGTACTGCCTCTAACACTTTACTATCTATACTTGTTGAACCATTGTAAATATAGAGGTGTCCTCTTCGGCGTACTTCTTCCTCTATTTGCTGTGCGCCACGAGTAGTGCGACTAAGTAACAGCCAATCACCCGAACTTAAATCCACTTCTTCGGAGTGCCTATGCCAGAACATACCACCATCACCTTCTTTGGGTTCAAAGATTTTGTCCCGCCTTCCTACGATGCGCTTTATAACTTTGTGACTAAGTGCATGGTGCAAGGAGGGAATACGATAGGACTTATTCAAGAGGGTGACTTCTCCTTGGAGTCCTACAAAATGATCTACGTCTGCTCCAGCATAACGAAAAATGGCTTGGTCGTCATCTCCAGCGACATAGCACATCTGGCTATTTCGCTCTAGTAATCTTACCATCTCCCACTGAAGGGGGGATAAATCTTGTGCTTCATCAATAAAAACTACTTCTAATCGTGGGCATAATTCTTGGTCTACAAAAGTTTCTAACATTCCCGCATAATCTTGTAAGCCGTATGCTTTTTTCCAATGCTGCAATCCTCGGCTAACATATTCTACTCTTGCCCAATCTGTTTTTAAGGGGACAATACTTTCATTATAAACTTGGCGTAATGGTTGACGCAAAATACGAGATACGTTAATTATTTCAAGGAATTTATCACCATACCCGAAATCTTTGTATGGTCCTTGGTCAACTACACCTCCACCAAAAAACTTACCTATTTTTAACCATTCAGCAACTTCTTGGTATTTCTCACCAGTCATAACTTGTGAGTGTTTCATACCTGACATGAAAAAAGCTAAACTATGTAGGGTGCGAAAGTACGGTAACTCTTTTTTTGTTAAATTGAACTTAATACAAGCGCGATCTATAGCTTCTATTGCTGCCCTACGAGTAAAAGCAAAATAACCAATACGGTCTGGCGGTACTCCCGATTGCATGTATTGTTCAACTAAATCCAAGAGCTTAGTTGTCTTACCTGTTCCTGGAGGTCCGAGTACAATATGCACTATATAATCCCATCTGCTACTGGTAAGTCTGGCAGTGGAATATCAACATCCTCCCCTTGAAAAAACTCTTGGGGTAACGACCAAACATGTACACCTTTATTTCTCACACGCCAGAACATCTTTTCTGCTTCTATATTCTGTAATCGCAGTGTGATCTTATTAGAACTGTAATGTGTAAAATCATTTACAGACAAGTGCTTTTTAATATCTTTTACTTGGAAAAACACCCTGCCCTCTACCCAAACAGCAACACCTTGTAATATATCTTCACGGTCTTCACCTTTAGCTCTCTCACAGCAAAAGGCATGAAGTAAATCTTCAAACTCACCCTTTATTGTGGCATCGGGCGGCACTTCTATAATAGTTAAATTATCCAATAACAGTTGTATTCTTGTCTGCCATGCCCTCTGGTTTACAACTACAGGGAATTTATTTATTTGTGAAACACATTCTTTTTGAAACTGTGCTTGGCTAGTTAACCCATTAGTGGAAAGCTCTAACCGTTCACCATCTACATCTAATATCCATATAGGTGGGTCACCATCAATTTTTGTAAGGCTAGACATATCATTGCCTATACCTGTTGGACCAACACCATACTTCCTGCCCTTACATATTTCTTTATCGCAGAAGGGCTTTATTGGCTGATCGTCGCATTTATAAAAGTAATCTTTCTTTTTAAGCTGGCGAATAACCACACCTACCTCATTATGACTGAGGGGTGGGTGTAAGTAATCCATATTGTATCGCTGAACTAACACTTCCCAATTTTCTTCATCAAACATTCGTGCATACACACCAAGATTAAATAAAGCATTGTTACGTGAGCCTTCGCCAAATCCTTTACTACATAGGTGCTGCAAACATGGGGGACCTTCTTCTAGCACACCATCTTTAGTTCCAAAACTCATAACAAGTTTTAAGAATTTATTTGGTGTAAGAATAAATGATTGTGCGTAATCTAAAAATTGTTCTGCACCCAATGCCTCACCTTCATTATTAAAAGCATAACGTGTGGAATTATCACCACCATGATAAGGCATATTTAAGAAGTTACCTGTATCACCACGGTCTTTTAATATGGTCGTTTGTTTGGGGAATATTTCACTACCCGAATAACCAAGAGCCGCACTTAATTCTGTCATACGCCTTTGTACATCTTCAGCTTCAATTGGCTCAGTTAAAAATACCCAGATATGCGCTCCACCTGATTTAGTCCTACCAACAACGGCTGGTATCTTATTATCTTTTAATACTGTTACTAAATCTTTATGGCTAACATCATATTGGTCTATATCTATTGCACCCCACTGGCAAAGGTTATCACTGCGGATAGGTATTATGCCTAATCCTGTGCCACCTTTTAAATGTTCTTCCCACATATCTACAGTAGTTGGCTCACGCAAAACTGTAGCCTGACCCTGCTTTTTGCCATCAGTGCTACGACTGCTCTTTACGACATATGTGCCGTGAGCAATATCGCTGCCTTTAAATAAATCATAAAATCTTTGTGCAAGTGACATCGTATCCTCCTGCTAAATAGGGTGAGAGAGTAGAAGGGGTGAACCCTCTTCTTCTGGAACTTTGCCAACTACTCTCTCGCAACGAAAGGGCGATCAACCCCCCTCGTTGAACTAAAACGGTATGTCGTCGTCACCGTCTTTTTCTGTGTTAGCGGATTTGTCTTCTTTTACTTGCACATCACCAGCTTTAATAGATTCTGCAAACTGTAGAGCAGTAGCGAACAGTTGTTTATCGTCCTCGCTTGCAAGGTCAAGGCCACGCACCCGAGTAATATCAAACCCGAACCATGTACCTTTATCATTCTGCTCTTGAACTGTACCTACCTTATAAACCTGTGACATTAGTGGCAGAGTGTACACACCGTTTTTACCCTGACCAGTCATAGATTGTGCTTGTGTCATCCACTTTCTAGCCTTCTTCAACTGTGTGGAAGACATAGTTATTAAAGCACGTTGCGCTCCTAACTCAGGATGCATCAATAGAACAAAAAACTGCGCTGTATTACTCAGTAAATTACCATCTGGTAATACATCCTGCCCTACATCATTTTTAGTTGTAGTATTTACAATCGGATCGGTAGTTTCATACGATTGTACATAACCCCCACCCTGCTCACGTGGCTTCCACTCGACGAATCTACGGTTATAATGGCACGGCACTACTTGGATACCCTCTACACCGTCGTAAACTTCGTTTAAAACGGTATTAAAAAGCATTCCTGCCTCGGCACCTTCTACATAGGCACCATCACGCTTATTTACCTGTGGACTTAGCTGTGCCAATACCCTGATAAAAGGTATAGATAAATCTTCAGCAGTAACCTCACTGAATCCTGCACTGCTATACTCTTCAAACTGTGCCGCCACAGCTAGATCAGTGCTACTCTTAGCAGCCAACGCACCGCGCACTATTTCTTGTTTTCCTTCACTCATTACTTACTCCTTGTGATTTTAGATTTTTCACCAACAAACACACCAAACAAATCATGTGGTATGTTTGTTCCATCTTCGGTTTTTTCCCTAACCCAAGCCTTAAGAGTCATAGGTTCCACCCACTTTTTTGTGTTGACAGGCATACCTCGGCCAGCCAACTCACTTGCAAACTTTTCAGCTTGCTCTTCTTGACCACGTACAAAATTAGTAGCGACTTGGTTTTTAATTAAATCACCGTGGTCGTTTTGCACTAACCAAGTAAACGCCTCATCCGATCTATCTTTTGGGATGCTTGCACTATAGAATTTAGCCACGCTAATACTAGAACCATCAGCTAGTTTAAACTCAGTTACGTTATGCTCAGCCATTGCTGCTGGAAGTTGGTCTTCGGCTACTTGTTTTAAATCTATTTTTGCTTGCTTCAGATCAGCTTCTAAATCGTAAACACGCTGCTCAAGTTGTAATTGTAACTGAGCCAGTTTACTTACTTGGCTTAAACCAGACTCATCAATTGTGCTGAGTTTAGCTGCCACACTTTCAAAATCAACCATCGTTATCTCCTGGACGAAAGTTAAGGTCTGCTATGAGAGGGAAGTATTTACCCTCTTGCCTATCCCACTTCAACATCTTAAACCTACCGCCATTAGCTCTAGCAGCTACAGCGGCAGCTAAAGCAATAGCTGCGGGATCTCCTGCAAGAAGTAAGTAATCTTCGTCGGTAAACTTGCCGAGCTTTCTACCCAGTTTTCTAATAGTAGGTTGAGTAGAGTAGCTGGCTTGCTCTCCTGCGGGAAGTAATATTTCGATATCTCCGAAACTTGTGGCATCCGTAATATCACGACCCCGCATCTCCTGTGTTATATATACTGTCATTGTTCATGCCTTTCTCCACATGGTTACGCATTATTATTAAGGTTTAACATATATTGGCAAAATATGCCTGTCAAGTTTGCTCTGGTAAAAAACAAATATATCCGCTATATCCGCACTTTTTATAATAGGGGGTAAAACGCATTGAAACAAAACAAAAAAGTTTTCAAAAATTATCGCGCGGACAGAGAAAGTTATATATATTTTTTGGTGATATCGGAAAATGTTAAAAAACAAATTTTCACTCGTTGTCGTTTCCATCCTATATAGTAAAGTGGATAAAATGAAACTTGCACCCTATATGTAAAAACAGTAGAATAAAAATATTCCAGTAGAAAGAGGAAGTTATGAGGTACAAGTTTAAGCATAAGCCCTATGAGCATCAGCTCGAGGCTTTAATAAAATCATGGAATAAACCGTATTACGCTCTGTTTATGGATATGGGTACAGGCAAATCTAAAGTTCTTATCGATACAATAGCTATGTTGTACGATAAAGGTGAACTTGATAGTGCTCTAATTATTGCACCTAAAGGTGTATATAGAAACTGGGAACGTAAAGAATTACCAACCCATATGCCTGACCATATAAACATGAACATTGTTACATGGTCACCTGAGCAAACTCAAAAGAAAAGAAAAGAGTTAGATACACTCAGGCAAGTTACTGAAGACTTACAAATATTCCTTATGAATGTAGAAGCTCTTAGCACTAAACGTGGTTTAGAAGCAGCAGATAAATTTCTACTTACGCATAGGGCTATGCTTGCAGTAGATGAAAGCACTACTATAAAAAGTAGGACAGCCCAACGCACTAAAAACTTGATAAGAATAGGTAAAAATGCGCCGTATCGTAGGATACTTACAGGTTCGCCAGTAACTAAATCGCCTCTTGATTTATACACTCAGTGTGAGTTTTTAGAGCATTATATCCTTGGGCAAGGCAGCTTTTGGACATTCCAAAACAGGTACGCTAAAATGATGCGTCGTACAATGGGAGCGCACAGCTTCAACCAAATTGTTGGGTACCAAAATTTAGATGAATTAAATGGTATGATAGAAACCTTCAGTTACAGAGTACGTAAAGAAGATTGTTTAGATCTACCAGATAAAGTCTACACTCGCAGAACAGTAGAGCTCACTACCGAGCAAAAGAAACTGTACGAGCAAATGAAAACTATGGCTCTTGCTATTGTAGAAGGGGATGATGGTGGGCTTATATCTGCGCCTACTGTGCTAACTCAAATACTTAGATTACAACAAGTATGCTCTGGGTTTGCTAAATTTGAAGATGGCAGAATGGTTGAAGTTCCAAGTAATAAGTTACCTGAACTAATGTCTGTTCTTGAAGAAACAGATGGTAAAGTTATTATATGGGGTAACTTTACACATGATCTACAGATAATACAAAAAGCTCTTGCCAAAGAATATGGTGAGGATAGCGTAGAATTATTCTACGGTGCTACCCCAGCAGAGGAACGCCAGATTATTGTAGAACGCTTCCAAGACCCTGCTAACCCTCTACGATTTTTTGTGGGACAACCAAGAACAGGTGGGTATGGTCTAACTCTTACTGAGGCTAAAACAGTCATATATTACAGTAATGGATACGATCTTGAAGTTAGGTTGCAAAGTGAAGATAGAGCACACCGTATAGGACAAACTAATAAAGTAACCTATGTAGATATTGTTACAGAAAAAACAGTAGATGAAAAAGTATTAAAGGCTTTGCGAAGTAAAATTGATATTAGTAGCAGAGTGTTGGCTGAGGGGTATAAAGAGTGGATCATTTAAGGATGCTTTTGCAACCCAAATTATCATGATTACAAAAAATCCCACCATTACAAGGATAACTGATATTATCATCATCGCTTGTTTTATGTTTTCTTGTAACTCTTTGTGTTTTCTAGCTGCTTCTCTACGAGCTAATGCTTCAGCTTCTTTAGCTTCACGTATACGTTTAGCCCTTTCATCTACAATACTGCGCCATGTTCCATGACCAAAGCGCATATCTACCATAGTTGCTATCTCTTGCATTTGTTCTTTAGCTAATTTTGCATCTATGATTTCTTGTGCTACTGATTTTATACCAAATTGATCACCAACTGTTTGAGTTGATTTTTGGTTACGTTTTTGCTGTACTTGTTTCTCACCTTCAAAAAGGTGGTCGATAAAACCAGCTATCTCACCCACATCTTTTGCTGTGCCGATAGCACCTTTAATACCATCAACGGCACTTTTAAATAATGCGATACCAGCTAAAGCTGTGGATATGGGTTCCATTAGGTTATACCCATCACTCCCTGACTAGCACCTCTGCGTTTAGCAATCGCTATAGAAGTGGGGTCATTAGGGAACAATGTTTCAATACCAACCTGTGCCGTATTTAGCGGAGGTGCAGAGGGGGGAGTGGCAGAAGTTCTATTTGGTATAGTTGGCGTAGGAGGATACACAAACGGTTTTGGATCTGGCACTGGATCTGGCACTGGTGGGGGTGTTTGTAATATAGGCTGATCAGTAATATTAGGCTCAAGTATAAGTGTTTCTTTGGCACCTTCACCTGTTATACCATCACCATAATCTACACCTATATTAAATAAGAAGGCGTTAAGTCTACGTTTAAGTGGCTCACTTATACCTAATGGTGGAACTGACTCGCCACCTTCTGTGGTAAGTAATTTAGCAATATTAGGGTCAAACATAGCCTCACGGAAAAGGGCATCAGAACGCACACCAGATTGTTGCCTAATCGCGCGGCTAAGTATATAGCCAACCATAGCTTTAGAACCAAGGCGTCCTTCTTGCACAGCTATAAAACGGTTTGATATACCAGCAGGGGTTGTGCCTAAAGCACCTGTAAACCGAGTAACTATATCTTCATCAGTTATACCTTTACCTCTACCAATTCCTGTAATTAGTACACGCTCCGCAGCATCGGCCATTAAATATAAATTATCTACATGACTTTTGTCAAAAGCTGCATCTAAAACTTCTTCATTTCTAACCATCCACTGTTTAAATGCAGTGGGGTCACTTAAAGCTGTTTTTGCTCTATCTAACATTTTTTGAGTTATAGCAGCGCGGAAAGCCTGACTAGCTTCTTCTTCTGTAAGGTCGTCAGTAGCTTGTGAAGCTACTTGTCTCAGCTCTCTCATTTTAGCTGGGTTACGTAAAGCCTCTGTGAAAAGTTGATCAGGGCTTTCATTTTTTGTTGCTCTTGCTACAGAACCCATGAGTAAATTACCATTGATAGTTCTGCGACGAACCTCTAACTCAGCGTTACGTGTTACCATTTCACGTAACATAGTTTCTGTATCTAACAGATCATCAACTATACCAAGCTCAGTAAGAACTTCTCTATTAGTATTTATGTATTTATTTACTTTATCTGGCTCAAATATACCTTTGCTTTGATTAAAAGCTGTAGTGCGTAATTTATCAAGAACTACATTTTTCATAGCTCGCATATCGGCTGGTTTATCAGCAAATAATTTCATAAATTGTTTAGCTGTATTTGTATCTTGTAAAAAAGCATCTGCTACTTTTTCATCTGCTACATAATATTGTGGTCTTTCTTTTGTACTTCCTTGACCTTTTGCAGTAACTCTGGTTACACCACTACGTTGAAAAGGGGTAACAACATTAGCATCATACATAATGCGGAAGTCATCAAATTTCTCATTTGTTTTACCATACGAAGCAGCCATATTATCAAGTTGATCGCTTAATACGGCAAGAGGCCTGATTGAAGCCTTATCACCAATCGCTGATGCTTTACCAATAGCACTACCTACTTGATCACGGAAAGACTTCCAATCTTGGAAAGACATCCTGTTATCTTTGAATTTAAATTCAACAAATTTTCTTACTAAAGGTGGTAATCCTTGGTAGCTGATTGCGTCTTCACCAGCCCTACTTGTAAGACTATCTCTTACCGCTGTTTGAGCGGCTGCTGTGGTATTAGCATCACCTACTGGATCAGCATCATTTATTTTAAGTTTAGCTGCTAATTTTGCAGCATCATCTTTTGCGGCTTGTTCTGCATCTACAATAGCTTTTCTTATATTAGCCCCTGTTTCAGCACGGCTACCTAATGTAGGATAGACACCTGTATCGGCATCTGTAACTATACTCCAATTAGCCGCTAACTCATCACTATCAGCATTTATTCTACCAACAGTTGCGGCATATGTACCTTCAGCTTGATTATAAACGAACATTGGTGCATCATCCACAGGGCTTGCTGTAAGGTCACCATCTATAAATCTTTGGGCAGCAGTTAATACATTTGTCTTACGTTGATTATTTGCACGAGTAAATGCAGCATCACCAGTACCTTCCATTCTAGTTTGAGTGGCTAGTAAGGGTGCATCTAACGTAGCTTCTGCTGGGCTAAGTGTAATAGGTTCATCTGCATAACCACTTAATTTAGCCTCTATTTCAGCCGCTTTTTGTAGATTTACTTGTGCTTGTGGTGTGGCGGCTGCTTCTTGGACTTCACTTCCTAATTTAGCTAATGCAGCTTCTCCCTCTGCTCCTTCTCCTGGTTTTACTTTACCAGTTAATACTTTAGTATCATCAATTTTACCTTTAGCAAAAGATTTAGTCCAATTAAAACCTTTTTTAGCTAGGTTTATTCCGGGAGTTTTACCTAAAGCACTAGCTGCGGCAGCAGGGAGAATGGGTGCTAATGCACCGACCATACCACTTGTGCCAAATAATTCTTGTTCAGTAACCGCACCAGCTCCACTAGCTGCGCCAAGTCCAGTTTCTACAGCAGCAGCAGTTCCAGGACTTGTTCTAAATGGTGCTATCATACCCTCTACAACTCTTTGTGTAGTGGTGGATGATGATGGTGTTTGTAAGGCTGTTGAACTAGCTATAGTTGGTGCAGCAGCAGCTCTCATTTGCATGCCAACAATAGGTAATGAAGCAATAGCAGCCTGACCAGCACCTCTAACTACTTTTGAAACTGTTCCTTCTTGATCTGCTTGCCCACCAAACTCACCAGTACCGTAATGCAATAAATATGGGATAATAACTTTCTGGCTCTCAAAATCAGAACTGTTAAATATCCGTGCTAAATAACGCCTATCTACTGTATTAGGCTCTACTATTCCTACAGCTTCTAATCCTTCTGCCACAGCATTGATAGCAGCATCAGGTAAAGCAAGTATTAGATCATTTGCACCACGAGCAAAATCACCAATGTATCCTAAATCTAAACCAGTGTAATCTTCAGCAACACCTTCATCACGTTTACCCGTTACACGGCTAGGCAATATATCAGTAGTTGCTGTGACTTCACCCATAGGTGCAGTAGTTCCAGGAGGTACATTTACTCGTGGATCAGCAGGATTAACAACACCCCCTTGTTGATAATCAGTAAGTCCTTGCTGTGTGGGTGCGCCTATTGTAGTCGCCATATTTGCCCCTATCCTTAGAAGTTGATATCTTTACCTATTTCTAGCATTAAGTCTGATCCGTTTGCTGGAATTAAGTTTTGATCAATACCTTGCCTACGTGCTTCTGCTGCTGTCATCCTAATAAACATACCATTTAATTTATCAGCTCCACCAGCATTCTGTGCGGTAATACTTAAATAATCAAACTGTCCAGGAGCTTCAAATATAATTGGGTCATTAGCTGTGCCTGTAGGCACTCTATTTAAAAACCCTATTTCATTTTTATCATCAAGAATACCTCTATTAAATGTAAGGTCATTTTGTAGATATCGCATAAGTTCTTGGAATCTTACAGTAGACATATCAGGGTTCTTAAAGAAACCTACTGGATCTTCATTTAATTGAGCAATAAGTTCTTGTTCCCTTACCGCATATCTATCAGACAAAGCTAAAGCACGAGCTAGGTTACGACCAAATAACTCCATTTCTCTCCTACCTCTTTCTGTAGCAGAAAACTCTAAAGCACCAGACATAAAGTCTGGTGCTAATGGAGCAACAAAATTAGAAGTAAATGCTTTAACAGTATTTAGAGGACCAACTGCATCACCGATAGCAGAAAGAACTGAATTAGCTGCTGTGATAGCTTGAGTTTGTGCGATTACTTTATCTTGTAAACTATTTACCCTAGCGGCTGACATCCTATCAACCGATACCCCTGGATTTGGAACAGTAGTTACAAGAGGATTACCTGATTGATATGCACCAGAATCATCTCTTACTGCTGGATCTAACTCATAAGCTACTCCAGGAAATACTTTGCCATTGATAGTAGAGATAAAGCTATCACCAGCATTTGGACCAGCTTTAACTGTAACTTTAATTCTTCCAGCACCATCAGGTTGAGAAATTTCTAACACATCTTTTTCAGCACCTTCAATAAATCCTTGAGGTGCTTTAACAGCATCTTTAACATCTCCTGTTGGGGAGTAATAATAATTACCACCTACAAAAAATCCAGCAAATTGGTTAAACCCAGATTTAGATCCTCTAGCTTCAGTTACATTACCCTCAGCATCTGTTACTGTAATATCAGGTATAAGTAAGTTTACTTTTTTAGCTTTAGAGAAATCTATTGCGCCTGTGCCATGAGCAGCGGCAAATGCATCTTTATTGTATGGAGCGTAACCTTTTGGCACATCTACTAATGTTCCATTATTATCATCAATATATTTAACGCCATCAGCAGTGCGCCTTACACCAAGAATGTCAACTTTTTTAGTTGCTTCGTTATATCTACCCCATGTTTCAGTAGCTGTTACACCATACTGATTAGCGGCTGACCAATTCCTAATAGCTGTATCATTTACAACTTTTACTGCATCACCCTCCATTTTTAACCCATAATCAATAGCTTTTTGTTGTGCGCTGAGTATTGCATTTTCTATACTTGCACTAGCTCCTGCTGTTCTGGCTATAGCATTTTGTGCTACACCTAATTGAGCAGATCTTATTGCATCTTCACGTTGCACCTGTTCTTGTCTAGAAGCTAATTTAATTGCCCTATCTTGTGCTGCTTTTTCAGAAGCTATCTTACTTAATGTTGGCGCGGCTTCCCCAGCAGCATCAATTGCTGCACCCAATAAAGGTTTCCCAGACTCAGATATAGATTGACCTGCTTGTACTAAAGCTAGATAGGCTTGTGTTTTAGCAGCATCCATATCTCCTGAGCCAAGTAAATCTTGATATTCTTGTAACACTTCAGCAGACGATCTTTGTTTAGGCATATATGGCTCTAATATTTCCATGCTTTGCTTCACATCAGGACCACTACCGCCTGTTAGCTGGTCTAAATATGGTTTCATCGCACCCATATAATCCCCAGCATATCGCTGTACTCTGGATTGATCCATACTTTGTAATCCAGGAAGGGCTTGTCCCCCAAGGTTAGGCAAACTCATACTTATAGGTTGAATATTTTGTGTAACTCTAGGGGGTATGCGAATATCTGGTCTAGCTATTAAATCGTTTTGTGACCCACCAAATTTAGCTTTAACAGGAGTTTCTCCAGCTTGCATACGTGCCATAGCCTCACCCATTCCTGGAGCTTGCACAGGTGAGGCTGCATCTATATTTCCGGCGAGGAGTCCACCTCCTGCCTTTGGCATTGCATCAGCTATACCACCAGCAGGAGCTTCTTCTTGTACAAGATCCATCATTGTAAATGTGGGTTGTACTAACGCCAGAACTGATTCTGGTGTTTTCTTTGCATCTCCTTCGCCAACAATATCAGCTAACTCACTGTATCTTTCTTGCAAACTTGCTTCATCACCGCGCATTGCATTTATAACTTCTTCAGTAGAACCTGCAGAATCTATATTACTTAACATATTCTGCATACCACCAGCCATCTCAGCAAACCCTTGTTCGGCGATCATTTGCTCTTGTGCAGGATCAACCAACCCTGAGGTAATACCTTTACCCACTGAAGTAGGTGGAGCCATTGGCGGTGGAGCCATTGGCTGTTGCATCATAGGTGGTTGAGCTTGTGCCATACCCCCATTTGCAAACATTTTTCTCTGCAATACATTCATTAGATTAACCCCGTGCCTTTTCCTGCTCCATATAATCCTATTCCTGTAGCTGCACCGCCTACAATTTGATTTAATAAACTAGGGTTAGGTGCTGCACTTTGACTAATTTGTTGTTGACTAGTTGGTGCGCCAGCTAATATATCACCGTAAAAACCAAGACGTTGATAAGGCTCATAAATATTTTGCATTTGTGTTTGTCTAGCAGCTTCAAGTTCTGCTTGTGATTGAGCTTGTCCTATCTGGCCTAACTGACTTAAAATATTTACATCTTGTAAATTTAATTGTTGGCCTAATTCACCAAGAGCCGCTTGCTCCATACCTAATGAACCAATACCTTTACCTAATGCCCCACCTACTTGACCAATTTGAGTTAAACCTTGACCAGCCTGTAATGCTCTATTAAGTTCATTTTGTGCGGCTGCTTGTGCTTGTAGAAAATTATCAGCTTGTGCTTTGGCTAATGCTGCTGCTTCATTACGACCTATTTCAGCTTGTTGAACAGCCGCACGGCTCCCTCCAAATGCACCAGCTTGTGCTGCTTGCTGACCCATTTGTGATCTCTGTTGGTCAAAAGCACGAGTAATTTCAGCTTGCACTGCTTGCTGATAAGGGTTCATATAGGCACTCATTTGTGCCTGACTAGGTGCGCCTACCCCCATACCATATTGAGTGGCTGCATCAGTTAATGCTTGTTGCCCTGCTCCAAACTGTGTTCCTGCTGCTGCTTGAGTTAAGCCAGCTTGAGTTAAAAAAGGTTGAAATGCACCAACACCCTGTGAAGCTAACCCCGCTGCTTGAGTTTGTAATGGATCTAAACCTGCCTGTTGTATAGTTGGTAAACCACCAGCAGGAGGGGCATCTACTAAATTTTTAGCTTGCTCCAGTAAACCAAGTTTATAGGCTTCTACTTCAGGGGATTCTTTGGTAATTATAGTTTCTGTTGCCATTACGCTCTCCCCTCAAACTGGCGCATCATAGCATACATTTTCTTTGCACCCTCTTTTCTATCACCACCCCCTGCGCCACGGACAGCAGCAGCATTCATGACAAACTCGCCATCACTTAATAAAGCTGGTATAGAATCACTGGTTGGTGTTCCAGGACCAACAATTTCTCCACCCTGAGCAACTGTTGCAAACCCTTGATAAGAGGGGTTAGTGCCATAAAATTTATTTGGATCAAAAAACTTTTCTGGGTATGCTGATTTGTACTCTTCCATAGTCATACCTGTATCATCATCTAACCCATCATCATCATCATCTGTAAATATACCTAGTATTGCACCATCTGTAGCATAATCAGCGGCAACTGCTCCTGCTGTGCCAAGTGCAGTAACAGGTGCATATTGCGATATTACTCCAGGAGTATTTTGTACAGTGGCTTTTTCTAATGCTGCTTTTGCTATCTCAGCTTCATTAACAGGTATACCTAATGCTTCTTGTTGAAGGATCGTTTGTGCTTTAATCTGTTTAGCATCAGCTAAAACTTTAGCATTATCAAGATTTGCTGCTCTACCACTTGGGCTAATATTTTGTTGGTAAAAATCTACAGCTTGATCATAAGTGCTTGGTGGTTCTGGTGTTTTGAGTAAATCAGTTATTGGTGTATCTGCCCCACCTTTTGCAAAAGGACTTGGATCAGCAAGACTATCTGATGGTTGAACAAGTTTTTGGCTAAAGTTTTGTCCTTCAGGATAGGTAACATCTTGTCCTAATGCTTTTAGTTGAGCTTGCTCAGAAACTGGAAATCTAGCATTTTGTGCGGCTGATTGTGCTCTTAATGCTGCAAGTTGTGCTTGCCCTGCTTGACTAAATGGATTTACAGGGGTAAAGGCTTGTTTGAAACTAAAGTTGCCTAATCCCGCTGTAGGGTCTGCATAACTACCAAAAAACTTACCACTACCAAATCCTCCACTGCCGCCAAAAGCCATATTACCAAGGCCAGCTAAACCACCTGTAATCACAGCACCTTTAAGTGCTGTACTAAAATCTTGTCCAGCTATTAACCCACCAGCTAAACTACCGATACCACTAGCAAAAGCAAGCGGCATAGCTGGTAATAAGAAAGGAGCTGCTATAGGTAATATTATCGGTGCTACTTTTTTAGCGACTTTAGCAATAGATTTACCAGCTTTTTTAACGCCTCTTTTAAGTTTCCTAAATGCTTTTTTAAGGAAAAACTCAGGCTGACCAGTTACAGGGTTAATACTGTTAAGCTCATTACCAACAATATAACGGTCTGGTTCAATACCCATTTCTTCCATTTGGGTGAATAACATCTTTTTAAGACGTGGGTTATTATCCAATACTTCCATTGGAACCATTGTTTCGCCTTCAGCGGCATGAACAATGTAAGTATCACCATTACGCCCAAACTCAGCCAACATATCTGCGGCTTGCTCGTACTGTTGAATACCCCCTTCTGGAATCATTGGGAGTTCATAAACTTCGTATGGGAGTGCCGCTATACCTTGCATCTTACTTTCCTTATAAAACGAGATGCAGGGAGCTATACCTGATAGTAGCTACTTGCATCATAAACAGAAATCAAACTGTATGCAACCTCATGAAACTGATATTGTTACAGTACCAACCGCACCAGTTGCCGATACACTTCCACTAAAAATCTCTGTTTTACCGATTACTTTTAAAAAACCGCCATCTGCAATATATATATCACCTTGTTGAAGTAAATTATTATTGCCGCTAGTAGGCACTTCTTGAAAATTTAACTGAGGGTTTTGTGCCTGACGTAGAAATATTTCTAATGCTCTTACTAAATCAGTTAAATATTGAGTATCTATTTGTTGGGGTGGGGTAGGTAATCTTGGAAAAGGAGTTACATTAGTAGCCATTAACGCCTCCCATCTGTTCTAACTTCTACACGAGGACTACCTAACCGCCAACGTACCCCAGCAGTAGAACAATCTACTTTAATTGAAAAAGCCCTGCCCCTTAAACGTATATCTGCTTTATTTGTGTATTGTTCAAAAGGCACTGTTGTAGAAGTAGCCGTTCTATCTATTTTTGCAATCTCAGACTGTAAGTAATTACCAGCAGGAAAGTTATTAGATTGTAAAGTAACATTTACAGTAGGGTCATTAGTTGTAGAACCATTAAAAGTAAAATCAGGTATAACTCTGCGTATAAACGCAAATTGATCACCTTCTCCCATATCAATTGGGCTAGACTCTATTGTAGAAGTCATAGCAGAACCATCGTCCGTGTACCCTGATTCATGGTTATATAAGTAATTACCTTCTGAGCCTATGGGAAAAGTGCGGATTCCTCTGTCTAAAAAAGCCGACCGCCCTAAATTTCCATAATACCATGTGTTCTCTGCATAATTAAAAATAACGTAACGGTCGTTCTCACCTGTACCACCGTTGCCAAGTGAATTTGTTTCGGAACAATAGAACCAGATTACTTCACTAAATTCAGAAATTACAGCAGCGTAAACTTTATCTGCTTGGTCGTAATCAAAATCAAAAAAGACACGCTCTTTTACTGTGCAAGGCATCTGTTGAGTTTTACCATCATATAGATAGAAGTTCTGCCTACCCATCCAAAACACTGCATCTTCTACTGCAATCGCTGCATTAGGACCCATGATAGTGGTATTAGAAGCTAGAGGCTGGATACCAAATGTAAAAGGTGACCCAATAAATTGCATAGAATGTATAGAGCTATCTGTAAAGATTATAATCTCACGTTTAGTTTCAATGGCTTTTACAAACTCAGAGCCAGAACCTATACGCAAATCCCCTGCTGTATTAGTTGCTTTAGGATTCCAATCAGTTAAAGATTCTTGGTCGGAAAAACGTATAAGCAAAGGGTCTTGTGTTGTGCTTCCTACTGGATTTGTGCCAAATGCAATTACATGGCGATCAACATCTGAAACCATAATTTGTTTTGCAATAACAGGTGTTTCATCTGCACCTGACACGGTGCCTATTTCTACTGCACGAGATGTGACTCCATCACTTTTATCCCAATAGAATATTGAGCCATCCCTAGCATTGATTAACAAGTCCTCGCCAAAGTTATCTTGGCTCCAGACTCTAAGAGATGTTGTAACACTAATAGTAGCTCCAGATCCCCATGTACCTCTGCCCCAAGTTCCTGCACCCCAACCGTTGCCTCCGACACCTGTATTAAGGCCAGCATTTATCTGATACGCCCCATCAACTCCTGCGCCACCATTACCACTATCACTGGCATTTGCTGTTACGGTTGCACCAGTAGTATCTTTAGCGGTAAAAGTGTAGGTATTTCCAGTAGGGACAGAGGCTATTTCATACTCTTGGTTTAAGACTGCCGCTGTTATAAGACCACCTAAAGATACCGCGCCAGATAAAGTAACAAAATCCCCCTGCACCGCGCCATGACTAGAGTCTGTTGCAGTAATTACAGAAGAACCATTAGTCGCAGCAAACGTAATACCGTTAGTGGTAGTAGCTCTTATAGGAGTAATATCGTAAAACGCTTGGCCTTGCTCAATATAGTATTTAGACTCTGTACCAACCCCAAGAAAATCAGAGCCATCAAGAGCTACCCAATTAAATAATCCTCTAGCCGTGCCGATATAAGTATTTTGTGAATATTTCTCCCAACCACCAATAACTTCAGGGTAGCCAAGACGAAAACGCACTTTGTCGCAATCAACCCAACCACCTTCGTTTGAATAAGATGTTATATCACGGTTGATTCCAGGTCTAAACTGTAGCTTGGTTAAAGGCACGAAGTTCTCCTTTAAATCTCATCAGGCCAGTCGTTAATCTTAGCAATAGTTTTTATTGTACCGTCTGAGTTCATTTCATTTTCAAACAAAGCCATAAATGCTGTGAGATTAGCTGCGCCATTCAACGCTGTCTCTATCTCTGCACATTTAGTACGAACCGCATCCCTGTATGTAGTGACTGAACTAGGTATGGCTGTAGACTTTTCAGCATTGCGAGTAACGTACCAGTCATGCACTGCAAGTTTACCTGCCGCTATTCTTTTTGTTTGTGCTACCCACACAGATTTGAGGCCAAGTGTAACAATTTGATTGCCATCAATACCGTTTATAGCATTACCATCTGCATCCACTTCGTTAACATCTGTTAGGCTTTTAGGGATAAGTGTGCCATCAGCCTGTCTGCCAAGATAAAACCTGTTATCAAATGCAGCTTCACTTGCTGGTGGGTCTTCCCATGTAATACCAATCGCAGACTTCTGGCTATCGCTATAACGCATCCAGACTTTAGGATACTGCGTACCATCCGTACCAGTAAACTCTCGTCCTACTTTAAGGGTTGCCCCATTATATTTCCACGGCATTTTATATTCTCCTAAAAGGCATTAGCAAATTTAAATGGGCTATGAGCAAAGGCCATATAAACAAATGTTCCACCACTAGCATTTACATATGCTTCTGACCCTCTAATCTTGAATCCATTGCTCAAGAAGTCACGATTGTATGCAGCGTCAGAGGTTTCACCATTAGTAAGGTTAGCAAACAAAAGACCATCCATTACATTGATAGGGTTTCTATGGTCATCCATTATGTGCCAATCATTTGCAGCATCTACACGTTTTATCATAACCCAAGCTGGTCTGAAGCCTGTGTAGACAAATATTCCGTTATCATCCCCATTTCCTATAAATGAACCAATCGCACTAAATCCTTCAACTTGTGCAAATACCCATGCTACATAATCTTCACCAGACTTATTAACACTATCAACAGATGAACCAGTATAGCCAATTCTAGGCACTATAGTTGTGGTGTTACTGCTATCAAAATCTGACCAGCCGCCACCTGCATAGTTCACTGCTATATTAGTTTGTGCGCCTGTAAAATTTAAAAGCAAGTTATTGTTGCTAGTCAAACCATTCCACTTAATAAACCAATAAGAAAATGCTCCACTACCTGTGTCACGACTTTTGCTCATAACGAAAGCAGGTGTTTTACCTAATCCATGACCAATAGTATGAGAGGTATTGCCAGTCCCAGTGTATGTTAGTACGCTAAATCCAGCGTCGGTATTAGCCGATACGCTAGAATCAATACCACTTCCGTCTGTATTTGTTGAGGCACTGCCGCCGCCTTTCCAGTTCCAAGAGACATAAGTATCAGAACCATCATTGACTGCATCATCACCTGACCCACCAGATGTAACAGAAAACCCATCAGTTACAAACGCACTTAGATAGCCTCCACCATTGTTTGCTGTTTCAGCAGTGAGTCCATCTGTAAACAAACTTTTGTTTGCGCCACGAACCGTGTCATTCAGTAGATTGCTTGTTGTTAAGTTTCTGCTTTTGATCCAAACAAAATCTGGATCAAAGCCCACGCCTGTAATACTGCGACCATCGCTGCCATTTCCTGTATATAACACAGTATTAAAATGGTCATCAGATTGGCTGCTTTGTGCGGGACCGATTGCTGGATCGCTCATATTGCCAGAGTGCAAACAAACATAATCGGTTGGCACTGCATACTGAAACAAGCCCTCGCCATTAGCA